ACTAAGGTATATTTATGGTGTAAAGAACAGATGAAAGAAATATGAACAAAAATAAATTCAATAACTGGCCTTGTGTAGGGGAAGCCCCTTTGGATTGTCTTACTGATAGGATAACTGACAAAGATTTGAAACAGGAATACAGTTGGAATTTATCACCGGCTCTTACACAAAAAGAAGTAGAAACTCTGCACAAAACAATAGGCAGAGCTTTGTACTTGAGGTATAAAGATCCACTTTGGGTAAAAGCTTTTCAACTGTATAATGAGATTAAAAGAGAAGAGGGAGGCATACAATTAGATGTAGAGTTTTCCCAGCATTATTATAAAGTATATTTTTATCACAAATTAAAAGCAGAAAGAAATGAAAGTAAAGGACATGCATCCAAGAGATCTCATCCAGCGTTACCTGATTATAGACCTAATGAGGGACATACCAATTCCCCTCATAGAACAGTTAATAGCACAAGAGAAAATCACAGGAGATTTTATTGAAGAGTTTGATGAAGAAGGCTCTGATACTCCGGTAAAAAGATTAAACTATGAGTGGTTGTTTTTTGAAGCAACAAATTTTCAATTGGACTCTATTGGTAAAAATATTATCAAAGTTCCTGCAGGACAGAGACATAAACAAAAGCAGTCTTCTATTGTAGGATTAGATGGTAAGCCACTGGAGATGGAAGAGCAAGAAACAGTTATTCCTGAGAGTACACAAATTCTGACAGCAGATGTAGAAGAAGTAACAAAAGACCAGGCAGAAGGAGTATAATGAAAGAACCCAGAGATTTTATTCAGCAATATTATGAAAGCATCAGGGATAAATACCCTGAGCTTTCTTATGTTCAGATAGAAGAAGTGTGCCGGCATCCTTTTACTTTTGTAAAAGAAAAAATGAAACAGCCAAATCTCCCTGAAGTGAGGTTAAAATATTTTGGTGTATTCAGAGTAAAAATGCTTAGGGTAAAAGATAGATTTGCTGAAAATGAAAAAATGTTTTCTCTGGGCAGAATCACTGAAGAAAGGTATCTACATTTTAAAAATATTTTAACTAACTTTATTGAAAGAAATGAAAGCAAAAGTAACAATGACCAATGTGATTAGCTACATAATAGGTAATCTCCGGTACAAATTATACTATTCAAAATTCTTTAGTTGTTTAATAAGAAAGCATATTAAAGAGCAAATAGATTTTAGAATAAAGCACATGGATAAAGAGTGCTATAATTCAGGAAGTTGTAAAGTTTGTGGGTGTACTACTACAGCTTTACAGATGGCTGCTAAATCATGTGATGGACTATGCTATCCTGAAATGATGGAAGAAAACTGTTGGAAAATATTTAAGCAAGGCAGATGGTCATGCACTGATAAGAATGGCAGTTGGTGGTTAGACACTGCAGATAATAGTTTGTATTTAAATGGAAAAATAAAAAGACATGATTAACTGGGAAAGAACTGATAAAGAGTTAGGTAATGTGTTTGAGAATACATCTCATGAAATTATCTTCAAAATGAAAGGAGATAAGACCATAGCAAAAAATGCAATTGGAGCATATAAGATAACCACTTCCTGTGGTTGTTCTGATGCAGTGTGGAATGAAAAATCTAAAGTTTTAAAAGTAAATTACAATGCAGGAGAAATTCCTGTACACCTAAGTTCTCAAGGACAAAAAGCAATGACTACCACTAAATATGTCACTATTACATACAGTGATGACACAACAGAAAAACTATCTTTTACAGCAACAATAAACAGCAGAAAGCTATGAGTTTAATTACAACACAACAATTAATTAAAAAATATGGTAAGCCAACAGAAACCGGTGCTGCCTATTTAGTAACTATTAAGCTTCCTTATCCAATGAGACTAGCCTGGGATAAGACCAGAACAGTAACCAGCATCAGGTGCCACAAGCTTGTAGCAGATAAGATGGTAGCTATCTTTACAGAGATACTGGCTAATTATGGACTACCTAAAATTCAGGAGCTGGGCATTGATTTATTTGGTGGATGCTTTAACTTCAGACAGATGAGAGGTGGCAGTGATTATAGCCGGCATAGCTGGGGAGCTGCTTTTGATTTAGATCCGGAAAGAAATCAGTTGAAAGAAACTTCAAAGACTGCAAGGTTTGCAAGACCTGAGTATAAGCCAATGATTGATATTATCTACAAGCATGGGTTTGTAAGTTTGGGCAGGGAAAAGAATTATGATTGGATGCATTTTGAAATAAAAGAGTAATATGCCATTACAAATATTCATCTTAGAAAATGAGGTTGTAAAACCCACAACAGAAATACTTTTGCTACACCCTTTCAGTGAGATATGGGATAGGTGTGCACCACTAACACATCATGCAAAAGCTATACAGGAGTTTAGCTACATTGAATTTATGGTATCTCCAAGAAGAAGTAATCCTTTTTTTGGGTATGATTCTGACAGAAAAGAGAAGGAAATCATAGCCAGAGTCTTTAAAGGAGAAGATTATGAACCTGATGAACTGGTGACTCAAGCTATGGAAATGTACAAAGAGTTTTTCTATGAAGCTTCTCCTGGTCTAACTTATTTGGAAGATGCAAGAACTGCAGCAGAAAACACTAAGAAATTTTTAAAGGATGTTGACCTTAGTGAAAGAACAGACAAAGGTATGCTTATTTTAAAACCGAGAGATGTAACAAGTGCTTTAAAAGATACCGGTGAAGTAATGAAAGCTTTGGCACAATTAGAAAATAAAGTACATGAAGAATTGTTTGAAACAAATAAATCCAGGGCCAACAGAGAGATAAATGAATTTGAAAGAAGACCTACCTAATGGCTAAAGAGATATGGAAAAGAATAGACCCGGAAGAGGAATTGTTTCAGAAGTGCTTGCTGGATTTTCATGGTATTGAAAGTTGCAAAAGTACCGGCAAGATTGATATGGAGTGGCACATTGATCTGTATCTTGGCAATGGACTCTCTGTAGATGTAAAAAGTCAGAAGAAAGTAAATGGGTTAGACAAAAAACCATCAGAAGAATTTACCTGGATAGAATTTAATAACAGTAGTGGTAGAAGGGGGTGGTTGTATGGAAGAGCATCTCATATTGCATTTGCTATGAAAGATTACTATCTTGTAGTGGACAGAAGACATTTAGTAGATTACAGTGCAAAAGTGCTGGAAGCAAATGGCTTAATTAATAGGGATGGTAAGTTGCTGGCCATAATAAAAACAGCAGCAGTGAGTTATGAACCTTACAAAGTATATACAAGAAATAACCTGGATAAGGTGATGTTAGTGGAAGTAGCTGATTTAAAAGGTTTGACACACTTAATAGTAAAAAGAGATGCAGATAGATGCCGTAAGAAATCCTGATGGGATATACATAAATACTCAATGTTTCAGAGAAGAGGGACTCCACTTCATGAAGCATAAATACTATACACCTGATCCGTGGGGTTCTCCGGGATGGAGAGATTACTGGAAAGTGCAATTAGACAGATGCACAAATGGATACAGTACAGGAGGAGTTAGAATTACCGGACACCATTATTTTTATTTGAACTTTGCACAGATACAAATCTCTGAAGAAATATCTGAAAAAGTTGCAAAGAAGAAAAAGAAAATGCCGGATTTCTGGGATGGTGATTACAATTATTACTGGTCATTAGAAATTGCAAGATATGGTATCCTTACAGTAAATGAAACCACAAAAGAAGAGAGAAGCATTATACAAACTCTTTCTACTTTAGAACAGGCACAAAGATTAAAAGCTGAACTTTCAAAGCTTCAATTAAGCATCACCATTGAACCAGATTATCTTACAGGAGGTTTTCATGTCATAGTAGGTAAAGCAAGAAGAAAGGGATACTCCTACAAGAATGGAGCTATTTGTGCAAACACTTATAACACACAACCTGACAGTTTAACTTTAATTGGGGCTTTTGATAAGAAGTATTTATATCCTAAGGGAACTATGGGTATGGCTTCAGATTACCTCAACTTCCTTAATAAACACACAGGCTGGAGAAAGAGCAGAGAATTTGTAGATAAGCAAGACCACAGAAGAGCTAGTTTTAAAGATACTATTGATGGGGTGTCTAATGAAGATGGTTACATGTCTGAGATAATGGCCCTCACTTTTAAAGACAATCCAGATGCTGCCAGGGGTAAAGATGCTCAGTATGTATTACTAGAAGAAGCTGGTGTTTTCCCCAATCTTGAAGATGCATACATGGCAACTGCACCAGGTTTATCTGCAGGTAAATACATTACAGGACAAATTATTATATTCGGAACCGGTGGTGATATGGAGAGTGGTACAGTAGATTTTGCCAATATGTTTTACAACCCTTTTGAATATGGTTTATTACCGGTTAAAAACATTTGGGATGACAATGCTGAAGAAACTAATTGTGGTTTTTTCCATCCTATGTATTGGAACAGAGAAGGATATTATGATGAGCAAGGTAACTCAGATACAGTGTCTGCCATTGCAGATGAAAAAGAGCATAGAGCAAAGATGCTTAAAAACTCTTCTAATGGTTCAGTGGTATTACAAAAGAGAGTTCAAGAACACCCACTCTCTCCATCAGAAGCTTTCCTTACAGTAAGTACTAATAGCTTTCCTGTAGTGGAATTGAGAAACAGATTAAACCTTATTAACAGAGAAAATTTAAATGTCATAAAAGGGCAGCCTGTAAAGTTATTTAAAGATGAAACAGGTAAAGTCAGAGCAAAACCTTACATGAAAGATGATGAGCATCCTCCTGTCATCTGGAACTTTAAACCAAAAACTAAAGATCTTACAGGGTGTCCTGTAATTTATGAGTACCCAATAGAAGGTGCACCAAAAGGGTTGTATAAAATTGGTTATGACCCCTACAGACAAGATATAGGTACATCTCTTGCAAGTATTATTGTAAAAAAAGGAGTGCATAAATACAGTTCTTCAAATGATGTCATAGTAGCTGAATACACAGGCAGACCAGAAGATGCTGATATAGTAAACAGAATATTTGAATTGTTTATTGAATTGTACAATACAGAGGGTATGCATGAGAATGAAGTTACTCATGTAAGAAGCTACTTTATGAGAAGAAAAAAGTTGCATCTTTTAGCTGCACAACCTGACAGAGTTATCAGTAAAAATGTAAAAGAAAGTAAAGTTGCCAGAGTTTATGGTTGTCACATGAATGACCAAATGAAGGATGCCGGTGAGAAGTATATAAAAGGTTGGTTACTCAGAGAAAGAGATACTGATGAAAATGGTAATGTTCTTACCACAATAGATTATATTAATTCTCCTGGACTTTTAGAAGAGTTAATTGTTTACAATAGAAAGGGTAACTTTGACAGGGTTATGGCTTTAATGCAGGTAATGTTTCAGGAAGAAGAAGAAGATTTGGAGAAAGAATACGGTAATAGCGAAAAGTCTAATAATGCACAAGATGCAGTAGAATTAATTAGTAAACTTTTCAGAAAAAATTAATATATTTACACATGGCAACTGAAGATATTGATTACAAAAGTCAGAGGCTTACACAAAAACAGAAGGATGCTAATGATAAAGCATGGTATAAAAAAATGCTTGATAGGCAGCATGCTATGTCATTTACCAGAGCTACAGGTCTGGGTGGTGTAAGTAATTATCGCAGGATGAAGATCAACTTTGATTTGTTTAACAACATTCTAAATCCTTCTGATTTTGAATATGTATGCCAGCCTTATGGGGCACAGGTAGGGGAACTTCCTGCTACCATGACTAACAGAGATATTGTATCCGGAAAAATAAAAGTGTTACTGGGAATGGAGATGAAAAGACCATTCTCCTGGAAAACATTGGCTGTTAATGAAGAAGCTACCACCAGAAAAGAGGAAGCTGAATTTGGTAAAATAAGAGAGTTTGTGGTAAACAGTATCATGACACCACTAAAAAAAGAGCTCATGTTGAAGCAGCAGGAAGAACTGCAAGGCAGACAGCTTACCTCTGAAGAGGCAAAACAAATGGAGCAACAACTTGCACAAGAGTTGGAAGCACAAACACCTGATGAGGTGAGAAAATACATGAGAAGAAAACACCAGGACCCTGCAGAAGCTTTATCTCATCAATTGCTGGAGTATCTCATTAAAAAAGACAGGATTCCGGAAAAGTTTAATAAAGGCTGGAAATACTCTTTAATAGCAGGCCCTGATGTTTATTGGGTAGGTATCATAAGAGATGAGCCTACTGTAAAGGTAATCAATCCACTTAGATTTGATTATAATAAGTCTCCTGATCTTGATAGGATAGAAGATGGTCAATGGGCAAGTTCAGAGTTTATGATGTCACTTTCTGAAGTGGTGGCAGCTTTTGATTTAACTGAAGATGAGCACCGAGAATTGGAGAATGGTTATCCTTACGGAGGAGCAAATCAAATCATAGATACTGATTGGACTTTTACAGAAAATATACACCATACAGCACAGACTATTCGGGTAGTTCACCATGAATGGAAAAGTGAAAGAAAAGTAGGTTTCTTAAACTACAGAGATCCTGCTACCGGTGAAGTTCAAATGGATATTGTAATGGAAGATTACAAGTTGAACAAAGATGCCGGAGATATTGACATAGAATGGATATGGGTTCCTGAAAAGCATGAGGGATATAAAATAGGAAAAGATATTTATAAAAACATGAGACCTGTTCCAGGTCAATCTTTTGATTTAGATAATCTTTACAACTGTCCATTATCTTACATAGGTGCTGCACATGATGATATGAACTCTTCTATCACATCACCAATGGATAGAATGAAGCCTTATCAGTATTACTATAATATCATTATGTATCGTATTGAATTATTGATGGCATCTGATAAAGGTAAGCTGTTAATGATGAACATCAACTCAATTCCCAAGAGTGCCGGCATTGATGTAGCTAAGTGGATGTACTATGCAGACTCTGCTAAAATTGTGTGGGCAAATCCTTCAGAAGAAGGCAACAGGAACAGTCAGGATGTAACTCAGCTTGCAAAAGAAATTGATATGTCTCTGGCTTCTGATATCCAAAAATATGTAGAACTTGCAGGGTACATTGAAGAAAGATGTGGTAATTCAATTGGTATCACAAAACAAATGGAAGGTCAAATTGGTGCTAATGATGCTGTTACCAACACTAAACAAAATATGATACAAAGCTCTCATATTTTAGAGCCTTATTTTGAACTTCATAATACAG